ATGAAAATCTTTGAAGCAACCACCCTGCTTTCTGCCGCCAAACAACGCGCAAACGAATACAAAGAATTGCGCAGCCAAATGACGAACCTGAAAAATGCGTTCCAAGGCATGGCAGACCTGGGCGACAGCGATTTTTCGGGCAAAGGCGCCGACAACATCAAAGCTTTATTTCAAGATCACGCTGGCGTCACAGATGAATGGCTGGAATTGATTGATATGAAAATTGCGTTTCTCACAAGCATAGAAGCTATGATTGAAGATGCCGGCCTTTCAGACTCTTATGTGGAAGAATCTTTCCTTGAACATGAGTTGACAAACGCACTTGATAAATCAAAAGCGATTATGCAAGAGCAGCGCAACGAAATGAAAGGTATCCTTGATGAAATCGCAGATATACTGCCGCTCGATCTCTTTTCAACCGATAACGCGGATCAAAAATTAGATGATTCTGATACAACAAAAAGAGATACAATACAAAAAATTGGTGAGCTGGATAACAACCTTTCAAATGAATATGGGCTGTCAGAAGCTAATGAGGCGTTCATTATGGCAGATTTTCAGGCATTACAAGATGCGACAGGGAAAGGCAAAAACGCCACCCCACTCAACTATAATGCCAAGGCTTACCGGGAAAGTGAAATCCATCAGATGCAAGCAGGATTACATAAACAATCATCGGAATATCTTTCGTTCAAAAAACAGCAGGCAGAAGAAAGAAGAATTGCGAAGGAACAGGAAGAGCTTGCGAACAGGCCGTGGTACGAAAAAACATGGGATGTTGTTTGTGATTTTACAGGTGAGGTTACCGGATATTATGATTATAAAAGGGCGGCTGATGGAGTTGACCCCGTTACAGGTGAAAAACTTACTGCCGGGCAACGGGTCGCAGCCGGGGGAATGGCTGCTGCAGGGTATATTCCAATTGTCGGTTGGGCCGGCCGTATCTTTAAAGGCGGAAAAGCAGTCTATTCAACTGGAAAAGCGATATACAAGGCTGATAAAGCCCTCGAAATATATAAAACTCCCAAAACCTTTCATGCATTGGAAAGTTCTCAAAAAGGACTTTATGGCTTAGTCTCAGCAAATGGTTTAAGTGAAGGGATAACAGGCCGTGATATGTTTGGGAATAAGATTTCCAAAGAACAGCAGCATAACAGTATTAATGCAGCGCTTGCTGTTTTTATGCCTTTCGGGGCAAAGGGTTTTTCCGGTAAAACAGGCCTTAAAACTTCAACTTCAGTTAAAAACACAACTATTATTGTTAGCAGAAAAGGGGCTTTGAAAGAAGCTAAAAGAGACGCCGGTATACCACGTGCTCAACATCCAGAGTCAATTAATCGAGTAGAAATGCGCACTGCTCCCCACGAAGGTAGTCGTGTAATTAAAGATAAAAATGGTAAGATCATATGGACGAGGGAGTACACTTTCACTAATAATAAAGGGGAAAAGATTATCATACAAGATCATAGTGCTGGGCATGAAAAAGGTGGTCAGGGCCCACACTTTAATGTTCGACCGATTGATAACACTCGAACAGGAAAGGTTCCTGGCACAAAAGAACATTATCCTTTTAACAAATAATTTGAGGTGATTTTATGTGGTACACAAAGATTGAAGAGAGTCGTTTTTTAAATAGTTTATATAATGAGGTGCCAAATTTAGAAAATGTACGGATCGAAGGAATTTACATAAAGGAGGAAGGCAGAAAAGTAACATTACATTTTGACATGCCATTTTATGCAGAAAACCCTCCTAAGAAATGGGCTAATTTAGGATACAACTCAATTGCTCTTCAAGTCGACTTTTTTGATATTCATTCTTTAGAAATGAAAACAACATCAGATACATACAGAGGAAACATCGAGATAAATAATGATGAAGAGGGATTATTAGAGATTAATGTGACTGGTGAGATTACGGCAAAAATTAAAGCTGATGCAGGATTTATTCAATCAATAAATGGTTATATTAACGAGGCTATATAATTATTGACTATATATACAAAAAAGCCCCTCTCAATGTGAGATGGGGCTTTTTATTATTCCAAAAGAGTTCTTAGTTTCGCCTTTGTTTTTGATCCGTAAATGCCGTCTTGTGGAAACCCGTGCATGGACTGGAACCGTTCGACCGCATTTGCCGTTTTTGCGCCATATGCATAAAACTATGGATAACCATCCATTATTCCACTAAAATGGAGTCATCGTCTATTCTAGGAGGAATTTCATGTCATTATTTTTTTCACTCTTCGCAGCTCTGATGATAGTTGGAATATTTATTGGATTGTTTCTTCTTATATTAAACTCCACTAGAAGATTTGGAATTCGACTTACAGTTGCATGTCTTACAATCCTTCTGCTAATGTCTCTGTCAAACAGATTCATTTTTAAATTTGAGGATGAACATGAAGAAGCTGTTACTCCGCAAACATTTCATAAAATTAAAGAAGGTATGACTTATGAGGAAGTTAAGAAAATAGTTGGCGGGAAAGCCATGTCAGAAAGTAATTTATATGCAGGATCTAAGGAATACGTTTATGAAGGGAAAGATGGGTTAGAAAGCGGAGCAACAGTTACTTTGCAATTTGATGATGATGAATTAAATTTCATATCAGAAACAGGTTTAATTAGTAAGCGAGAAGAAGATGAGCAAAATAAAGAAGAAAATACGACTACTTTTACAAAAAGTGATTCAAAAGAAGATGAAATCAATAGTTTAATTGACAATAATCTAAAAAACGTCACTGTGGAAGAAGTTGAAGTCAATCAGGATCTGGGAACAGATGAAAACGGACAATACATTGCACTTGTTCATTTGTCCTTTGACTTTAAAAATTCATTAGCAAGAACAAAAAAAATGATGGAATTGTATAGCGAGGATTTAGCAGCTCGCATAGCAATAGAAGACAAGAGCTTTCGTGAAATTACTGTATTTTGGAAAGCGCCATACATAGATGAAAACGAAACCTTAGCAAAAGTCTCTTACAAAAGATCAGGTGAAAAGATGAGGATCAGTGAGAAGAGCTTTTCCCAATCTTTAAGTTACAATCAAGTTAAATGAAAAAAGCCCTCCCCTTTTAAAAGAGGGCTTTCATTATTTCAAAAGCGCTTCGATCTTCGTTTTTGTCTTCGGCCCATAGATGCCGTCAGCAGTTAACCCGTACATAGATTGGAATCGTTTGACCGCGTTTGCTGTTTTGGACCCGTAATAGCCATCTATTCCGTTGTTCTTTGCTCCTTTGTCCGGATAGTAATAAAGAGCCGCCAGAGCCGTCTGAATCTGTTTCACAGCCGTTCCCTTTGTTAATGGGCTTGTCACTTTAAAAACGCCTGACGGCAGCGTGTAAGATGATTTTTTTCCTTTTGTTGGGGTGCTGGCCGAATCCGTCAGCCTTAATACTTGGCCGACTTTGATAAAATTCGGATTCTTGATACCGTTCAACCTTTGCAGGGTGGCCATGCTCACGCCAGTTTTCTGTGCAATGACAGAAAGAGCATCGCCTTTCTTGACGGTGTACGTCGCTCCGCCTGTCTTGGTTTCTGTTTTTGGTGGTTTGGGTGCTTTTTTACCCCCAAGACGTTCTAATTCTGCAGCAATGACCGCTTTCACTTGATCCCAGCGCCCCTCTGACAGAATACGATGCGGGCAGTATTTTCCGTTCCAGTCCTGATGCTTTCTGATTTTGTCAACGCCCCACCCACGCTCTTTAAGAAGCTGAGCCACGAACTTGATAGCCAGCGCCTCTGCTGCCCGGTAACGCGCACCACCTGACTTGCTGTAGCAAATTTCTACCGCAATAGACTTACGGTTCCCGGTTCCGTTTGTGCCGTCGCCAGAGTGCCATGCGTTCCGGTTCAACGGAATCCCCTGAATTACTTCTTTATCATCGACGGCAAAATGATAGCTTGTCGATTCGCTGTTTCCCGTCATATAACTGATTTCATTGGCGGCTGATGCGTCGTTTGCTGTGTTATGGATGGTGATATACTCCGGCGTCATTGGATTCGGGCATTTCAGAGCATATTTCTCAGATTCTACTATTCTTTTTTTGACTGCAATTGTCATGAAAAATCTCTCCTATTCTGTTTTGAATTATAAAAAGGCCGCCGAACGGCAGCCCTTACTTGGTCAAATCGTGCTGTTTTAAAACGGCTCTTTGCTTATGACCTTTTCCAGTCACATAATTGTTTTTGAACCATGCTACAAGCGTAGTGCTAATAGTAAAGATTACAGAGCCGGCAGTATACAGGGCATCAGCAAGCTGATTCACCTGTACATCAGTGATCTCCAGAGGTGATTTACCGAGCATCAGCATTGTTTGGTTAATAAGCGCAATTAAAAGAAGCACCGTCCGGACGACCGTGCCTTTGTCGAAGTTTTTCATATTGTGTATTCCTCCTTATTTTTGCAAAACAGTATAAAAAATAGCGATTGCGCCGCCGATGATGCCAGTGCATACCGCTGTAATGATAGCGCCAGTGATTGTGCGCTTGATCCAAGTTGTGTTCTCTTCGATCTTGTTGAGTTTTTCGTTTAATGTCATGATCTGCTGGTCTTGCCTATCGGAAACGCGCTCCAGAACATTTACGCGCTGTTCGATTGTTCTCTGACCTGCCTTCATTTCCATTATCTCTTTTTGTAATGCATGCACATCTGGTACCTCCGTCACTTCTGACATTAGTACGCCCCCCTTTTATATCTATCTCATACGCTTCACCTCCTTCGAGGCAAAATAAAAACACCTCTGGGGTGTCGATCAGTTTGCGGCGCTGCCTAAATCCACACTGACAGGCTGTTTTGTCATTGGATAGGTCAAGCCGGTTATTTGTTTGTATTGATCTTCTGTAATTCTTCCCCACTCAACAAAACGGGCCACGTCTGCATTACTGTAATACTGCGGCCCCCATCCGTAGATGGTTTTAACGCTTGTAAACCAATCCATCATTCCCCTTTCCCTCCCTCCGCCAGCATTAGATAAAGATTGGCAATCATTTGCGCTTGTGACTCGGCAAGGCTTTGCGCTTCCGCAAGTTGTTCTGTAATGGCCGCGTTCTGAGCTTTCAATTCATCGACGGGAGAAGGTACCCGTCCGCCTTCAATTTGCTTTTCCAGGGCTTCTTTCTCTTCCTGGGTGGCCACCTCCGTCCATATCTTCTCAGCTGGATGATACATCGGCTTTATGAAAGACGGAGGCTGGACGGTTGTACAATTCTCAGGGATTGTATAGTTACCTTCTTCGTCAGGCTCAATCGGAACTGGTTTGGTCAAAATGAAATTTTCATCGTACTCATAAACCTGAATCATGCTGTTCCTCCTTCCTGAAAGCCCACAACCACATCAAGGTAATAGCCTCCGCCCATCTTACTCGAGTCCGCCGGGTCCGGGTATTTTATTTTCAAATCCCCATCATCATAAATGATCAAATTGGCTGTGCCGCCTGTACCACTTAACGGCACTGTTATAACGGAACCGCCAGCGGGCGCATATGCCGCGGGGATGGAGCCGAATATGATTTCGGCGTCTGTTTTCACATGCCCCCGTAAGATTAAAAATGCCCCCCACTTTGCATACATCGGTGTCCGCGTCCCTGCGCTGGCTCCGTTCTTCAGCATGATGTTTGCATAGGTGGCGGCCCCGTTCCATGTCTTCCGCTCAGCTGCCGAGATGTGCCGTTCTTGATTGTAATTATGAGCTTTGAACTGCCGGGTCATATCATCCCAATACGCCTGATCTTCGGCCGTCACGTGAATGTCCGTGTTATTGGCATGCGTGTTTACTTTATCCTGAGCACCCGAAGGGGTTTCCTTGGCGTCCCAAGCCTTCCGATCTGCTGCAGAAACATGCTTTTCTTGATCGTTCGCATGGGCGTTTACTTTATCTTGCGCGCCGGAGGGGGTTTCCTTGGTATTCCACTCTTTTCTCTCGGCAGCCGTGATGTGTTTCACGTTATCTTTTGCATGATCGTTTGTGTAAGACTTGGCGTTTTCCTCTGCAGCATCCGCCTTTTGCTGCGCGCCCTCTTTCGTTTCAATGGCTTCAAGATCGGCAAATTTCTTCTGTAATTCCTCGACGGTCCGGCTGATCTCTTCGATGGTATGGTTTATCCTGTCTTTCAGCGTTTCAAAATCGTCAATGTAATAGTCAGCTGTCGGAATGATGTTCTGATCTTCTAGCGTTTTGGCGATAGAGAAGGTAAAAAGTGAAGTCGCCAGCGCCTGCCCGTTTGTATAATATAGTTTGATTTCAGCCTTAACGGTCCCGTAATGCTTAAGCTCTTCATCTGAAAGCACATATTCCGCCTTCCCGTTCATCTTATCAGTGATGGTAAGGCTCTTCTTGTAAAATGCCCCATCAGCATACAATAGAACAATTTTCGCGTCTACGGCAGACAGAGGCAACGGCGTGCCGTCTTTTGTAAAAGAAAAAGACAGCTTCGCGCTACCTGTATCCTGCGTCATGAATTGAATGCTCGTGGTTCGCCCGTTTGTCCGGTTCGCATTAATATCAAATGCGACGCCCCCCGTTTTGTACATTCCTTTTCCTCCTTAGTGCTGCGGCGTAACGATCATTTGAGCTACACCGTATCCTTTTCCCGCATCATACGGGGACTTGATTGTCATAACCGTACCATAGCCCCCGCTTTCTGCTTTAGTCGCGATTCCGCCAATTGCTGAAACGCTATCCCCTACGGCCACTGTTTCGTCAATCCTGACAAAGACTTGACCGATCAGACCGATGACATGCCATTCGTCCCGAGAGTCACGCGGCACATATTCGAGAGAAGGGTCGTAGTCTGGATTAAGTTTGGGGAGACGGATTTCTTCGCCGCCGCGGAAAACTGTCTCGTAGACCAACCCGCCGAATTCATTTCTTTCGTACTGCTCGTTCCAATAGAACGCAGCACCGCCGAGTACCACGCCCGCAGTTTCCGAAACAACTCCGAGAATCTTGTCCCCTTTTTCCGCTTTTCGAATCTTTTCGCCTTCTAGCGCAACGAGATAACTAGAATCAATTTTCTTGCCGTCAGCAGACTCAAAATACTCAGCGAAGTCTTTGAAATCTGAGACGCTCTCCACTCGCCCTGTGCCGCGAATATGACCGCCAGTCGAATCCAACTCCCATCTCGTATTTTTTGTTGAGGCAGTTCCTGTCCCATAACCGCCTCTAACGCTGTATCCGTTATCGTTGATAACCCCCTGAGCTGCAAGAATAGCCCTTGAGTTGCCGTCACCTTTTGTGTGGCAGTTATTGACGGCTATTAGCGCTTGACGCGACCCCTCAGTTGTTGAGCCGCCCCGGACACCCAGCAGAACATTAGCAGGGCCTTTTGCGATGTTGTCACCTGTACTGCCTAAAATGGCACTCGCTTCATGCAGTGCAGAGCCGGAAGTGTTACCGCCCATAAAACCGCCTTTTACTCTTGTCGGGATAGTGCTGTACTCTCTCCCGGCCAATTGAGCAGATATCTTATACCCGGCTGCTTCTACACCTACAATGGTTGTTTGATTATTCGGCGAACCAATTCCGACGGTTCCGTTTTTACCTATAATCGTTCCATTCATAATGCTTGAATGATAAACCCCGCCGCCTAAACCGATAGCTGCCGGAGCCGAATTGTAAATATCAAAATTTGAGATCTTCACGTAATCAGCTTTTTGTGGGCCTCCGTACACTCGAATATCATGAGAAGCCTTTCTGAACCCTCTCATTTTAATTCCGTTTACGGTAATATTTCTGCAGCGATACTGAAAAGCAACCACCGGACTGTTTTTATAATCGTAATTGGGATTTCCGATTGCGGTAAAATTGACAATCTGCACGTTCTTATATGCGGATACAACAAGAGCACGAGGGGTAATCCCCTCATACAGATCATTAAAAACCGGTTCTATTGCAGTGCAGTCCGTTAACGTCACATCATAAGCTGTGGTACTCTCAGAATCATTTGCTTTATGGTGGCCGATATGCCGCAAATCATAAGCCCGCACGTCCCGATATGAAACGTGGCCGAGGATATGAACATTTTGGGAAGCCGGCCATTCGGTATGCGCCTTAACTTCAACGCCTCGGATGTTTCCTTCTGTATAGTTGTTGAGCAGCCACACATGCTTAGAACCGTCGTCAATCTCAATACCGTTAGAATTAGCCTTTCCCGCGGCATGTGCGAGGCCTGTTGGGTTTGTGCAATGGCAGTTTGATATGAAAATATACTCACTGTAATGGGTTGTTATCCCGTCATCCCCATACCCTGAGCTAACGCAGCCGTCAATCCATACATATCTGCATCCGTCTTTTGTATACTCGGTATCTGGCAGATGGTCATACGATGGCGCTGTTATATCAATGCCATGAAGTGCCGGGTTAATGTTTTCTATATTTTTAATCCAGATAAACTTTGAATTCGCAAAGGCAACGCATGTGGAATGCTGCCCGCCTGTCGCCCTTAAACCACCCTGCCGCTCTTGATTCCAGTCTGTTGAAAATCCTTCAATGTGAATGTTTCGATTCCCTTTTTCATAGTCCACATTCGTAATAACCCATTCTGAGGCTGGTGTCTCATCATTCAAAATCAAGAATGTAACGCCGATTCCCTGGCCGACCAGACGAACCCAGGAAGGGATTTTTAAGCCTTTCACGACGTAAATGCCAGCTGACATAACGACCTGCACCTTACCGGTCCCGAATGCCTTCTTAAAAGCTTCCGTGCTGTCTGTTTTTCCGGTTGGGTCAGCTCCGAAGTCATCAACGTTTACAACGCGTTTGATTTTCCTGTCAAGCTTGCTGAATTCCCTATCAAGCCTGTCTTTCAATGTTGCGGCAATTTCCCCATCCGTCGTTACGCGGGAATCCACGACTTCTTTTACATCTTTGCCGTCGTGATTCAGTACAAGGTTAGTAAATCGCGCAAACAAATTTTTCAAACGGTTTTCGACGGTGTACCCATCATGTGTAATCTGTGAAGAATCATGAACGGCAATTCCTGCTCGGTGCCTTTTAAGATCATCATCAATTTTATTTATTCCATTTTCTATAGTTTCCATGTCATCTCTTATTTGAGATGTATACCGGGCATTTCGGGTGGTATCATAGTCTTTGGTAAGCCTGACCAATTCAGAACACTCCTTTCAACTAAAACGAAAAGCACCCCAATAGAGGTGCTTTAAATCATCATTCTTAATTTCTGAACATAACGTGTTTGATCTTTCAATCGTTTTTCTTGCTCCATGCGGATATCCTGGATATCTTTACGGAAATTAGCAAAGTTCAATGTTGGCTTTGCATATGGATTTAAGGGCTTGTATTGAATGGAAAGCAGCCTGACATCGTCTTCATAAGTCACACCGTATGCTGTATCAGCCAACACGTGAAGTGTGTCTCCTTTCCAAAAATCATCTTGTATTTCAAGAAGCTTCGGCTCATAGATGTATTCATAATCTACTTCTATCTCCATTTTCGGATAAGGATTCACGTATTTTTTAAGCGCCGTCATCATGCTGGATTCTTTTTTATAACGCTCGTCGCGCAACGGTTCCGCCCACCTCGGCATGCCATCAAGCAAGAACTTATCTTCGTCAGGGTGCTTGTATAGGACTGGCTCAAAGACGTACTCCGTTTTTTTGCTGTCGGTGCTGCTGTTTTCCTTAATCGCACCGAATCCTCGCGCCCGGGTAGAGCAGCCTTCTGTCGATGTTTTAATTTTAATACCGGGCATATTATAACGAGAGTCGAGAGTGTGATTGATACGCTTTCCCATCTTTTTATAGATGTAAATCTTGTAATTATCTACATCCAGTTCTAAACCGTAGTCTTCCACAATTTCGCTTATCAGCTCATTCGCAAACTTGTCACCAAAATTCTCCTGCTCTACACTTTCAAATTCACTTTCCTTGTCTTTGAAAATATAAGAGAATTTCGTCCCCTTCAATGTGAAATCAAGCATTTTTCGTACAGTCAGTGTACCGCTAATCGTCTCTTCTACATAATGGTTATTCAAAACGGCAACGAAAACATGGCTTGCAGAAACTTTCTTGCTGAGTGTCTTTTCCTGATCGACTTCGATCATCGTGATAAAGTATTTTTGATGATTAAATTTCTTTTCATCCAGGTAAAGAATATTGTCATTTATAAGTAAGTCATATTCAATGCCATTATCAGCAGTTCGAGTGATCGTAAACTCAATATCTTTTTTTCCGGTGGTGTCATCTAGCAGATCCGGATCGGCACCAATGACTTCGACAACTTGATTTCCGTCTTGACTGGAAACATGCAGTTGAGGGAAATAAACGTCTTTTGGTAAGTTTTGATTCAGCGTAATGTCTTTACCGTTATATTCCTTACTTGGTATGTCCGGCTCAGGATCTGGTGTGCTCGGATTACTCGGTTCGTCTGGTACTCCCTCGGTTGTATCATATTTCGTTAATTTATAGGTGAAAATGAGGCTGTTCAATTTTGTTGCGTAATTTGGATCGGTAGCATACCCGGCTTTGACGAGAGCCGCAGTTGCTTTCTGATAATCTGTTTCCCCGACGACAGCTTTATAATGGTTTTTGTCCCAGCTAAGGCCATTCAAGTACAGGTTTGCTAGGTCTTGTATAGATTCTTTCCATGAAGGGTACTTCCTGAATTTAGCCGGAACTTGTACGTTTTCTCCGTTGATAACTTCCCATGTTTGCATAATGACATACTGGCCGTTGTATTCGCCCTTCATACCGAAAAGGTTATGTCCTTTTGTCGCCAATTCACTTGTGCCCCACGCGCTTTCTAAGCATCCTTGCGCAATGATCAATGATGCGAGAATACGGTGCTTTTTATATATTTGCTGGGCGTCGCCGGCAATCTCTTTAATAAAATCTGTATTCGCCATATAAACCGCCTGCCTTACAAGTAATAGAGCCGGGTGTCAAATTCTATGACAAAATCATCAGTATTCTGAACTTCAAACTCATTCCAGCCAATTTCGAGATTCGGCAGACGTCCAGATGTTTTTATTGGTTTATTATTGAGCAGCGCGTACTGCTTTAAAAATGATACCTGCTGTGACTTCTTCAACTCCTGTTCAATCGTTAATTTTTCGCCATTGGTATGATTGATTAGTGTTACATTCTTCCCCTTGGCGTTCAATAGGACGTTATACGCATGATCAAGAGGATTGATTTGGACGTCTCCAGAATTAAAGATCGAGAAACGTTTCTGATTCTTAAAATAATAGGCCAGGTTGTCATCTGATTGCAGGTTCATACCGATGTTCCAGTTCTCTCCTGACTGAGTCTGTGCTGTTTTGGTTGAATGTTTAGATTCTGCCATCCCGGTAATATTGGTAAACTCGACTGAAAAAACAGCATGTGTTTTCTCCTTTTCTTTGGGAATGCTGAAATTCCCATCACACGTGACAAGGAAACGGCGATTCGGCCATAAGTCAGTAGAAATATAATAGGCAAATGGCTTCACCAATAAAGCATAGAGCTGATGCCTAAGCATGTAAAAATTATTGTGAATTTTTGAATTCAAATATATTTCTACAGTGACCTTCCTTGATGAATAGGTTACGTCACGAGGGTGCTGTGCTGAGATAACACCATGTCGCCGCGGGATCGTGATCGTTTCCCGATTGATAATCGGCGCTTCCGCCAAAAAACTCAACACTTCAAATTGCGGGAGCAAGCTGTCAAGGCTCTGCTCCCCCAATCCGTTATCAAAATCCAAAAATAGTTTTACCAAGCCGGCTTGCCCCCGTTTCTATATTGTTTTCTTCTATATCGGTCAGCACTCGTTTGGTCTACTCGAGCACCGTCAATATAGGTGTTGTTATCTTTTAAGACCAGCTGTTGCAGTAGCTGAATGTTCTGCTGGAGAGCGTCGATCTGCTGCCCCATCATACTGATTTGCCTTTCTTGATTCTCCACGACCCGAGTCATATCAATATTGACGCTTTTATCATTTTCAGGCTGTGCCGCGGATGCTTTTTGAAGCAATAGCAAAGCCTTCGAGATCATCCCTTCTTGCAGAGAAGGCAGGACGCCAAGCTCACGCCCAACCCGCGCCCACAATCCGATATTCCTTTCGCGGTATGCCGGATCTTTCGTAATGGTGGTTTCATCGTACCCTCGTTCGTTGAGGACGGCGAGCTTGGAGCCGCCGCGCCCCGGAGAAGTACCGCCCTTTGCATACCCTACATACGGGCCGCCGCGCGCCATTGATTTCAAGCCGGGATGATTGGATATATCACCATATCGCCCTTTAATGTAATTAATGGCCGCCAGAATGTTGTCCACCGGATTAAGTATGTTGTTATGACCCGGAAATGCGTTAGAGGAAAACGTACTCGGAATGGTCTGCATTAACCCCCTTGACGGATTTCCTGCTCTTGCATTGGAATCTGTAAGGTTAATGGCATTCGGATTTCCTCCTGACTCTTTCATGGCAATCGTGATTAAGCCGGGAACCCATGAAAACGGGACACCAGCGATGCCGACCGCTTCTGATACCCATTTTTGGACCTGGGCAGACCCGGTTGCGCCTTTATAGGCATCGGCCGTAAAAAATCCCACATCCGGCAAGACCCCTTTTAAGAATTGAAGGGCACCGCTTTTTAGCGTTTTGAGAATACCAGTCCCTAATCCATCTATGCCGGTTCCTGTTTTAAATGGGATCATACCTTTGAAAATGCTGCTGATTATCTTTTTCGGCCCTTTCATAATCATTTCCATAGCGTTAGAAGCGACATCCTTCGTTTTGCCAATGACATTCTTGCCGACAGAGACAGCGCCTTTCACCAGCTTTTTTGATCCCTCAAACGCATTTTTAAAGAAGTTTCCGACCCCATTTGCATAACCGGGAAGTCCTGTGGCAGCTGCTTCTTTCGACTGAGCGTGCGGTAGAACAGACGTACCACGCGGAAGATCCCACACTTGTGGGCCGCCCATTCCGACAATGTAAGTGCCGAGACCGGGCGTGTGAGCAAGCTCCCACCCTTCTTCCCCGACTAATGCCCGGCCGCCGGGATGGAAGTCTGTTCCTTTGGCATAGGCTAATCCCGGTGCAATTTGCATTGTAGAAGACTGGCGACTGTCGTATCCTGCTGGCTTCCACTCTGGAATTGTAGGAATGTGCATAAATTCCAAAACTGTATTTATTCCATCAGTAATAGCGTTTACTTTGGTTGCCAAATCTACTTTTAACTGATCCCATACACCAAGCACTTCACCTTTTTCCCAATCAACTTGACTGATATGGCCTTCAGCTTGCTTTTTCGCTTCCCTTACGACACCTTTATGAGTTTCCTCTGCTTCATTAATTGTCTTTTTCGCCTGGCTCTTTGCGTTTTTAACAGTTTTATCGTGTTCTTTCTTAGAAATTGAACCTTTCACATAATACTGTTCATCAGCGGCATCAATAACAGCATCACGTTGTTTCTTAGCTGCTTTAATCGTTTTCTCTTTTGCATTGTTACTGTCTTTTACTACGGCCGCCGCTTGTTTAGCAGAAAGATTAGACGTTTCTTCTTTTAATTTTTTCGAGATTTTGGTTTGCTCGTCTTTGCTGCGTGAAAGTGCGGTCTCCATTTCAGAGAGCATTGCAATTTGGATTTTTGCTATTTCTTTATTCTCTTTTTCCGTGGTTTTTCGATTTTCGCGGGCGGCAGTCTTATAAATTTCATCTACTCGATCAACATACTTTTGGATCTTCTTTTGTTTTTTCTCGTTATAAGCATCAATTTTGCCAATGATTTTATTTTCTTCTTTATCAGACATTCCGTTATTAGAAGCATAAAATTCTTTCAGCACTTTAGTTGCATTGGTCGCACTGGTTTTGTATCCATTTTTCAAAGAATCTCCCATGTCTTTAAAGCGCTTTGACATGTCATCTGCGATGTCGTTCGTGATGGTAGCATTGGTCGCACGGAGAGTGTTCAGCTTGGCTGTAACCTCAATGTTCATGTCTTCATAGGCGTTGACGGCTTTTGCTGTGGATTTTGATACACCGTCTCCAAAATCAATTGTCGCCGGAAGCACTCGTTTCTTTAAATTGTCATAATACTTAAATCCGGCATCAGCTAAGAGAGTCACACCCGTAATGAGCGCGCCGACTGGTCCGCCTAACAATCCAAGTCCACCACGTAAAAGACCGACAACAGCAGTGCCTTTTTTAAGTATGTTAAACAGGCCGAAACCGCTTTTAGCGAGCTGCATAAATCCGCCCGCCCCTCTTACGGCACTTAAACCAGTCTTAATAATTCCAGCGCCGAACTTTAACAGTTCAGGAGCAAAAGTAAGAACGAGGCCGGCAATTGTCCCGATTGGGCCGCCGAATAGAGTAAGCCCAGTACCGGCCACCCGGGATGCGCCGCCAAGCCCTCGTATCGCTTTCGAGCTTCTATTTGTTGATTGCTCCAGTCGGCTCACTCGTGTCGCTGCCACGGCGTTTGTTTGGTTGAGCCTTTCCATTCGGGTGGCTGCTACCGTTGCCGCAGTGGAAGTTGTCGCAATACCAGCTGCCGCTGTTCGGGATGCAGTGCCTGCCGCAACGGCTTCAGTCGTATAAACGCCGAGACTTGCCGATGCCCGATTGACGTTACCGGTTAAATACCCCCCCGCCGTGCGGAGCATGTTCCATCCTGCTGCGATCCTCGGTAATGCCCCGATTAACAGCAAAGCAGCCCCCCCGAAAAGAGAAAATACTGTTACAGCTCCGGCTGTAATGGCAATAGTGCTTGCGACGGAGTGCGGTAAGGCGTCGAACCACGTCACTAATGAAGTCAGACCATCGGTAGTAGCTCTGATGATCGGTATAAACTGGTTTCCCATGGTGATGACGGCGTTGTTTGTTGCAGATTTCAGATATTCTACAGATCCGGCCAGGTTGTCCATCTGCGTGTCAGCCACTTTTTCAGCAATACCGCCGCTGTTTTCTATTTCCTTCGTAAATTCTTCCAACTTATCTTTACCTGCATGCATGAGCGTGATAAACCCAGATATAGCATGTTGTCCGGCCAGCTGTTTAGCGATCCGGATCTGTTCTGTTTCAGTATAATTTTTTGTTTTCTCTGTGATCTGCCCCATGATGTCGGCCAGCGGGCGCATCTTTCCGGTAGAGTCTGTCACTTTTAAACCTAATTCTTCAATAGCCGAAGCCGCAGGTTTAGGCGGGGCCGCTAAACGGGTAAGCGTCGATCGAAGTGCTGTACCTGCCATGTCTGCCTTTATTCCGCTGTTTGCCAGAATGCCGGTTGCCGCGGCCAACTCTTCCATACTGAGACCTGCTGTTTTGGCAGCCGGAGCCGCATATTTCATCGTTTGACCAATTTCCTGCAAAGTGGCATTGGAGTTCGTGAACGTATACGTCATTGCATCAGCAACACGGTTTGTGTCCTCTGCCTTAATATGAAATTCGGTTAAGATATCAGAAACGATATCAGCCGTTACGCCGAGATCGGTTTGTCCGGCGGCCGCCGTCGCAAGCAAACCTGGCATAGCGCCGATAATTTGGTTCGTCTTATAGCCTGCCATCGCTAAATACTGCATGCCTTCGGCTACTTGCCCATCCGTATACTGTGTGACGGCACCCAGATGACGGGCTGTTTCTGTTAATGATGCCAATTGATCGTTCGTTGCGTTCGCCAAGGCGGCGACACGGCTCATATCTTTCTCGAAGCTCGCTGCGGCCTTAACGGTTGCACCGATCCCAAGCGCTCCGGCTGCACCAATCCCCGCTAATGCCTTTCCTGTGGCTGTTGCAGATTTATAAACAGCGTTCAGCTCTTCTGATACATCTTTTGAATCCTTTTTAAAAACAGAAAAAATGCCTGCAGCCCGACTGCTGCTGTCTGACATGGTCTGAAATTCTTTGCTGACTTTATTCAGCTCTTTGCCGAGATTCTCATGAACCGCAATAGCATCATTCAAACGCCGCGCCTGAATCTGTGTCTCTCGGTTATCTTTTCCTTTTTGTCTGACCAGTTCTTCATACCGCTGACGGTGCTCCTGGACCAACCGGCCTTGGATCTTATACTTATTACTCAAGCCCTCCATCTGCGATTGCAGGAGCTTTGATTGATCGCCAGCATTTTTATAAATGTTTCCGGCTGCCTTCATTTCTGAATTTGCCAGACGCATCTGCCTTTTTAAGCCTTCAATGCCCCGGTTAAATCCTGTATCATCAAGACCGACCTTAACGACCATATTTCCTATTGGTTGAGCCATATGTATCCACCCCGCTTTCCTGGCAAAGATTCAACAAAAAAGACAGGCTATAAGCCCGTCTAAAAGAAGACATCTTCAAATTTAACTTCTTCTGGTTTATTGGTTTCGGTCAATATCTCTAAATAGTGATATATGTCCATCTCGTCAATTGCGCTCATACTCCACCCTTGTTGCAGGAGAGTGGCGTAAATTTCATTTATCTGCTCTATTCCGCGCTCGTAGGTGTATTCTTCTCCGTCTGTTCCGGCAAAAAATCCTGATCAGCAGCCTCAATTTCTTTATAGCCGGCAATTTCCGAGAGAATGCGGCTTACTTCCTTAGCCACTTCAAAAGATTCCAGCCCCTCAAATAATTGATCGTAAGTAAATTGGTTCTGGAATACCCCTACGATAAATTGCAGCTGTTTTTCAAGAATCTTGATGCTTTCCTCCAAATTTTCTGCTGTTTTTTCGGCTTCTGCGTTCAACCGTAATGCTTCAATAAGTGTTTTCGTATTTGTCCGAGGTGCAATAAATGTTTTCAATTTCTTTTCATCTTCGAACCATAGTTTGATTGAAATATGTTTTTGAGCCATGTCGACTCCTCCTTTTAATTGTTATAGAAATAAAAAAGGAAGCACTCTGCTTCCCTTTTTAAGCGCCAAGATCAGTGCTTTTACTTGCTTTGGGTTCATCTTTAGATGAAGTGTAGGCGTTGCCGTATACCTTTTCATAAAACTTGTCTAAGTCGAAATTAGGCGCGTCTTCATCCGCGATAATTTTATACACATCATCCTGCTCTCTTTCAAGAAACTCCGCGGATAATTTAGAGGTCTGGAAGTCTATTTTTTCTTTTTTTGTACTCCAGTCATCATCCGGCAAAGTGAATCGACCTTGAACTAAGCCTACATGACGTTTTTTTCCGTTTGCTTTGACACCAAAGAAGGTAATCGCGATCCACGGCGGAGTAACGTTTTTCTTGAAAAGATATAGACCGTCTTTGGTTTCCTCTATCCCAAATAAATTGACAAGGTGTTCCGGCGGTACGTCTCGCATTTCTAAGTCGAGTTTCGTTGAGCCAGTCGAGACAGCTAAATCAGCTACTTTGTTATCTGCGTACTGTTTTTCTGTAGATGAATCGGTTGCCATCTTTGCATTTATTACATGTGGATAATCAATAATTTTGCTGGCAACCCACAGACCGTTTTCTTCTTTTAATGGTGAATACTGGACGCCTTCCAATCCCACCATTGAACTGTATTTTGGCATTTCATAACCTCCGATTATAGTAGTATATTGGCCTCGAACCGATAACCTTTTCGAATGAGGCGCTCAGATTGTAAAAATTCATTAATAGGACCATAAGTCTGGAAATCAAAAGTTCCCATTACATCAACGACAGCAGCCATTACGGATTCACAAGACTGATTGTGGTACACATCAATCTGATATAGCGTGCTATCCTGGATAGGCTTACCGTCTGCCCATTTGGTTGTTCGATAATCTAATTCTTGTACGACAATATAAGGCGGCTGGCTTTTTATCCCTTCCGGCACTGCCAATTCATAGATATTGCTAGGGTCAACCAATGACAAAAGCGCCGGATGGGTTTCCAGCGCTTCGAATAAACTGTTTTTCAATTGTTCAGCTCGTTGAATAAGATTCACAGCTTGTATCCCGCCTTTATGACTTTTTCCATTGCATCAAGCATCTTACCATTCGCCTTCACCATACTCCGATGAATAAATGGATTGGCAGCTTGATGGAGCGTGCCGAACTCCGGCAAGTGAACACGAAATTTTGTATCTTTTGTAGGGCCTACAACAGCGTATATCTCTCCGTCTTCGTCTCGCCTGATACGGCTGCCGACTATAATATCATCGTCAATGTGCGGATGACTTCCGCCAATGGAAGAGCGTGGGGCTTCCTCATTAATTTCCGCAGCCAAAACAGCTCCTCCGGCTTTCACTGCTGCTTTATGAATCTTTTCATCCTTACGGGCCAGATCAGCAAAAGTAGATTCAAGCTCCCTAAACCCTTTCAATTCCAATTCAAAGTTCATCGGCTCACCACATTCGCTTTAATCGTAATGAAATGCCGCCGCGAATAATTCGGTAAGATAGCCTCAATTTCATATGGAACGCCCTGAAAGACGATTCGCATATGTTCATTGATATCTTCCCGGTGCCGGATTGTAAATTGAACTGTTTTTTCTTTTTGTATGGCCGCTGCAGCATAATATTCCCGGCCTTTTAAGCCCTCCGCCTTTGCCCAGCATTCAATAACTGTTTCCCAGCTATCGTTTCCCTCCACAGGCAGACGGCCGCCGGGCTTCTTTTTTTGAAATTGAATGCGATACCGCATATCATTTAGCATTGGCCTTCACCTCTGGAACCGTGTATTTCAACTGATTGATCATCATAGTCAGCACCCCATCAAGATTGGATGTCGTGCCGGCAATCTCCCGGTTCTCATACCAATGCGTCACAAAAGCTTTTACACACATAGCTGCTCGTGCTGAGTTATTCGGAAATGTAAGGCCAGTAGCACCTGTTATATGTTCCTTTGCTGATGCGATAAAGTCTAGAATTAAATCATCCTCCTGATCGCCATCGACCCGGAGGAATTTTTTCACTTTCTCTAATTCTATTTTTTCTGCTTCTGTCATCTGACTTCATCAGCCTTTCATTCTGCTGGAGTGGTCGGTTTCAGCTCATCAATTTGTTTTTGCATACCATCAAGTACAGCTTTTACTTCACTGTTCAGATGCTCCAACATGATGCTGCCAGTCCCAACGTTTTTGCTGCGAACTGATTTTTCGGCCAGCATTTCATGTGCAATGCTACCCTCTTCAATGACTGCCGGTTCGCCTTGTGGGCCTGGTTCGCCTGGCTCGCCTTGGGGTCCTGGAGGTCCTGGTTCACCTTGTGGTCCTGGTTCACCCGGATCACCCTTTAGGCCTTTTACGTAGAGAGGATTTTCTTCGCTGTTATCAGCAACCGAAATGTCAGTGATCGGCACTCCTTTACCGTTGTCCCTCGCAGAAGTTAATACACCGTTACTTTCGTTCAGAATATTGTCTAATTTCGCCATGTCGATCAATCCTTTCAATTTTTATTTTTACTTTCCAAGATCAGCAGACTGTTCAGGCGTTTCTACCTTTGCGTCTTCCCCGACGACAAGATCAGTGACAATGACGGCTGCTTCCGGATCTACCACTTTTCCGTCAAATCGTTCAATGCCGCGGAAATATGTCTGATCCGTAAGAAAAGCGTCTCCGCCCACGTCAGTTGATTTGATTTCGAATTTTTGACGGTCAAACATGAAATATGCACTTTCAAAATCACCGAAAAGAATATGAGTCTTTTGTGTTTTGTCGTCAGTTACAATTTCGTCATAAACCTCAACCGGACGTCCGAACAAAAGGAAGCTGTCTTCGTCCCTAGGATCTTGAGCTAAGATGCCTCTGCCGTTTTTATCTTCAATATTTGCCAGAGTTTCAAACGCTTCAGTATTCATAACCCACTTTGCATTTTTACGATATCCACGTTTAATCTGGTTTTTAACCTTGCGTAGAAATTTAATCGTAATTACAGATGGCGCTTTAAGCGTTTTGTATTTGCCGCTGGTAATGATGCCTTCAACATTCGTCTCCCCACCTTTTCCATAAAAGACTTCATCATTTTCTGTCACTACAGCGGATTCAGAGAGCCAGTCTACAATCTCACGAACAAAGTTTACAAAAGAATCATTTAATAGCTCGCTAGAAACAGGCAAAAATCCGGCGAACTTTTTAACGTTGTACCAGATTTGTTCAAATTCCATATTTTTTAGTTCTTTAATTTGTTCTTTCTCGGCTGTATTATAGAGTTTTCCGGCTACACCTTTTCGGACTGTATAACTCCCTGATGGAGCAGTTTTAGGCACAACGCGAACCAGATTCCGAACGGAATTTAATTCCTTGATGGATTTCAAAATCTCTTTTGAAATATCGTCCGGAACAGTATACCCGCCGTCTTTATCACTTCCAGAAGACAACGAGCGATTTTCTTTCAGAACACGCTGCATCATGCTTCTTTCTTCTTCTCCAAGGTCATGACTGCGTCCGGTCAACACTTTAAACCAAGCATCCCGGTATTCTTTTGTAGCTGTTAAAATATCGCGCTCTTCGGGTTCTTCATCGGGCTTTCGTTCGAATTCTGGTACAAAGTTTCGTTCTTCACCCAATGCCGGCAGTTCCAAGCCACGCTCTTCTGACATAAGCTCAATTTGTTTTTGCAACGCCTTGGCTTCATCAAGCATACTGCGGGCTTCTTCGGACTTCCCTTCATTCAAAAGATTGGATGCCTCTTGTTTTTTCTGTGTGAATTTTTGTCTCAATTCACGTTCTTTTTTCGTCATAGCAACTGTCATTCTTATTTCCTCCTTGAATTTGGACATAAAAAATAGACCTAAATTGTCAGGTCTAAAAGTTCAAGCTCCATTTTTATTTTTTCAATTGGGGCAGCACGCATTTCTTTTAACTGCTCCACTTTAGCCAAGCTTCGTTCACCAATCATTGCCTCCGTATCGCTATAAGCAGGCGTCGTTACGAGAGAAATGTCAAAGATACGTTCGATATTATTGATGCGGCGTTCATAAATGTCTTCTTCATCATTATGGCGCCATTCGTCCGGATCTCCTTGACTGTAATCCAAAGAAAAAGCAAAAGAACACTGATTAACGACTCCGCTTCTAACATTCACCATTAAATCTTTCGCGTATGACGTGTCTGTAGGGATAAAACGGAATTTGAGACCTATTGCGTCTGTTTCTAGCTCCAGCCTCCCTACGTCCTCAGAAACGGTATTTCTCGCTAAGGGATAATCCTGACGGTGGTTAAAAAGAGCGACTACGTTAGAAAGGTCTGCGGAATCCAGGGCATTCCGGCTGATGATTTCTTTAAACCATCCTCCCAACGGCTCGGACCATTTTTCGAATTTCAAAGCGTACCCCTCAATAAAATGCCTTTTCTCTTCGCCTTCACCGGCAGAGCGCAACTCAATTTTCGTTGTCAGATGACGTACTTCCTTGCTCATGTTTGCCATCACCTCCTTTATTTGAGCCAGCTTTGTTCATTTGATACTGCTCCAATGAATCAAGGAAGGTATAGTTAAGCGACACAAGGTGCCTATCACCGTGTTCAATCGCATTTTTCTCTTCCAGTGCACGAATTTCATTGATATTTAAGGCGCCGATCCGTTCCATAATTTCGTAATACTCGGCCCTTGATTTTGCATCACCGCGCAGCTCGCTGTTTACATTGAATTTGATGTAAAATCCTTCATTTATTTCACCATCAGTAAAAAGCTTTGTGATGATTTCCTGTTCAAAGGATACCAGCCAAGGATGCAGCGTATTTTTCACATACTCAATGGACTGGTGCTCAATATTGTTGAAAGTAGCACGATCCAGTTCATTAATTTTGTGCAGAGGGACTTTATAGATAGACGCAATTTGTGCTTTGTTGAATTTCATCGACTCCACAAATTGCGCTTCTTGTAAAGGCATTGAAATTGATTCATATGAAAGACCGGCATCAATAATTGCGATGTTGCGGCCCGCATTGACTTTTTCCCATTCATCTCTAGCCCGATTTTTTGCGTCTTCATCAATTAAGGTTGGGACTTTCAATATTCCCCGGGGAGTAGCATCATTTTTATACAATTTCGCATTAAATTTGGTTGCAGCAGACTGCGCACCGATATGTTCCCTTATGACGCCTATCGGACTTTTCCCGTTAATCCCATCTTCTGTCATACCCTTGAAATGCAGGACCTCATCCGCATACAATTCAACACTTTTTGAATTAATGACCGTTTCATACCACAGTAGACCGTTGTTTGGATTTACATAGGCCTGTGTATTGGCCGGATTTAACGGTAATAAGGCTATGATTTTACCTGTTTTATCTACTTTGATATAAGAGTAGGCATTTCCCCAAAGACAGACGTGAATCATCATTAGCTTTTTCCATGTGAAAGCCGTCATGTAACGATTAGGCTTCAAATAGAGTAATTGAGCAACAGGATGTTTCATGCTGCTGATAATATCACCTTGGCGACTTTTGAACGTATGGACTGAAAGCTTAGCAATGTCATCAGACAATACATTCACACATGAATAGACATCAGGATGAATTAAGGCGGTTGATTCGCTCACACGTTCACCGCTGGCCGTCTTTGAGCCGCCGAACATATCAATGATCCAGTCAGGAGGGTTCGCAAGATTCCAAGTCTCTGATTCATTTGATCTTTTTGAAAACAGCCCTTCCAAAAACAATCAATCACCCCCTTTTTTTGCTGATTAACACCGCATAAAATATAAAAAAGACACCCGTCGTCAAAAGACCGATGTTTGTATGCAAGCGATATGCGGCGCACGCTATAAATACTGCACCTGTGATAAAAAGAAAATCGTTTAACAGAAGCAACATGAATGCGAATATTTTTTTCACGTTTACACCGCCTTAGAAAGAGAATGAAGCTGATTTGATATATGAGTTCAGGTCTACTTCATTATCAGTTTGAGAAGCTCGTACATAAGCATTAATCAATGCGGCTACGGGATCAATCCGTTGTGTTGATTTGGATTTATCCAGCATGATATTCTCTTGAGCATCTACTTTGGTTACTGCGTTCCCCATCGCCCAAGTCAGCAGTGAATTTTTCGAATGAATGACTTTTTTTGATTTCACTTTAGCTCTGAAGCCTTTAGTCGGTTCCGACAGAGTAGCAACCCCCTGACGAATTTCAATCATTACATATCCGTCCGCCTCCATCTGCTGAGCAAACTGCGTCGCATTGTATGGATCATATCCAATTTCTTTGATACGCCAGCCGTTTTCCTGCTCCATCTTTTTGATGTAAGCCCTGATATAATCATAATCAACAACAGCGCCGTCAGTTGTCGTAAGCCATCCCCTATCTTTCCATGTGTCATACGGGACGTTGTCGGTTTTCATTCGCTCAAAAAAAGTATCCTCCGGCATAAAACCGTGGCTTTCCACAGCAACCCGCCCATCATCCAAAGGAAAAACAAAAGATGCTGCGGTTAAGTCAATTGTTTTTGACAAGTCGATTCCGACGTAACACTCCCTGTTTTTCAGATCCGGAATTTTGTCAGATCCGCAGTCAGCCCAGGCCTGCATATCCATATAGCCGTTTTCTCGCATGTTTACCCAGATGTTCATGTTTTTTGTCATGAAATTTCTCATTTTCTCCGGGACAGCAAGCGCGACCTCCAATTCCCCACGTAAATAATTCAAACCGTGCTCATTGGCAGCAACAATCGGATTCGCTTTAATCCAGTTCTTTTCATCTTTGACGTCATCGCCTTTATCAAGCTCATTGACCATTACAAAATATTGCTCGTTCTGTTCGACCTTATGCGGGTCCAGTATACGAGACACGTAGTCATATTCCACACGATAAGCAGGATTATTTAATTCAAAGCCGGCCGTCGTAATAATTAACATTAATGGCTGGGCGCGGGCGGCCATACCAGAGGCCAGGACGTCATAAATTTCTGAGGTTTTATGGGCATGGTATTCGTCGATGATGCCACATTGCGGGTTGAATCCGTCTCCGGTCTTCCCGGCATCTTTAGAAAGCGCCTCAATTTTCGACTGTGTTTTGGGATGCTCAATTTTCCCATAAGCAATCCGATATTTCTTTTCCGGCTTGTTCAAAAGGTCGCTTTGCATGATCTGCGCCTTAATTTCATTCCAACAGATTTTTGCTTGTTCAGTTTTTGTAGCCCCAATGTATACCTCGGACATATACTCATCGTTGGCCATTGTCTCATAGGAACCAACACAGGCCAGGCTCTGGGTTTTGGTGTTTTTACGGCCGACCTGCCAATATACCTTTTTAAATCGGCGGTAGCCGGTATCCTTATGCACCCAGCCATACACATTACCAAAGATGAAAATTTGAATAGGTTCAGGGACAATATTTTCACCCTGCAATGGCCCTTTCGTATGTTTAAATTGTGTCATCCAGTAAAGGAACCTACGAGCTTTTTCGTCATCAAACACATACGGGAATTCCCTTGTGCCTTCCCTACTCACATCATTTAAAAAACGCTGGCAAGCCCATATGTGTTTTTCGCATGCCACAATCTCACCCGATATCACATCGCGCGAGTAATCAAGTAGAAACTGTTTGATTGTATTCATACATTTTTAAACTCCTTTTCTGCAGCTGTTTTCTCCCGTTCTTCCTGTGTACGAGTGATAGCAAGCTTTGCCCGGGCAGACGGAGTCAGGCCGAAGTCATTAGCAGCCGATTTCATCTGATCATAATAGTTTTTTTGCCGCTTTAATAAAGGATGCTCTTCACCAACAAGCTTTATTGGGTTGCCGTCTTCGTCTTGTCCTTTCGTATGGACCATGATCCCGTCTTCTTCGATAATTTTAGAAATTGATACATACTGCGAATAGGCATTACAATAGGCAGCCAACATGCTGATGTCCGCTTCCGTGATGATTTCAACTTCTGTTAATAGAGCAGCAACCCGTTTGAATTCTTTTTTCCCGACCTTATCCAACCACGTTGGCGGTTTTATATTATCGGATCGCATTTTCATTTTCTTCTCGTGCTCAGCCCGGGCGGCCAGCTCTTCCGTATTCTTTTTATTTGGGTTGCCCTGTATCAATTGAAGCGTCGCGGATTTTGCAGGCCTCGGCATGTTCTCACCTCATTTCATGTCAAAAAAATTGCATTTTTCACTTGTTTTTTTCGCCAATCGTGATACGATGAAATCAACAACAAAACCAGTCGTACCAAGCCCTCTCGGCAAAATTGCTGAGGGGGCTTTCTGCTGTTTTCGGAACTTTGAAAAGCGGTGTTTGTTTGCAGAAGAGGGATCGCCGTTCTCCGTTCGTTTCCCTTTCAGAGATTTGTTAGGGGGGAGGGTCACTTGCCCTTACTTCCGTGAGCCTTGTTGTGACAGGCGTTACACAAGCTTTCAAGGTTCTTTATGTCCAATCGTTTCGACCAATCTTTCTTTACTTCCACGATGTGATGCACCATGTCAGCCGGAGTGAAGCAATGATCTCTCAAACAATGCTGACAGAGATAATTGTCTCTTATCAAAGCAAGTTGTCTTGTTCGTTTCCATTCAGTTGATTTATAAAAACTTGTTATTGTTTTGTTTCTTGAATGTTTGTTGTAATGTTTTGTTTCTTCTTGTTGTTGTGTCTTGTGTGTATCACAATACCGGTCACGGGTGAGACTGGAGCATCCGCGAGTAGCGCATATCCTTAGAGGCTTCAGAGGCATGAAGCCTTATCCTTTGTAACCTTTACATTCATTGTTATTCCTCCTCAATGATTTAATAGAAAGAAAACATCACCTGAGCCTTTTTTCATTTATGCTTATTGCACCTTGGTTATGGCTAATTGCTCTTACTGATCCATCTTCTCTATGAGCAACAATGTCAATATAAATCGGTTTGATCCCGTACTCATCCCCAGTAAGATAAGAGAAATCTACACGGACTTTATTCTTTATTTCTTCGCCTTTATATAAAACACGCGGAACGGAAGTAATGTCATCAAGCTCAATCTGTAGCAAAGGCGTTGCTTTCGATGTCTTTAAAGGTTCTGGTTCTTTGTGATTTAGCACTCCTTCCGAGACACAACTGCCAATTATCGGCCCGCCAATATATTCAACAGCTTCTGTCTCGCCTTGGGCGGGAGAGAAAGTCTTCGCTTCTATAAACGTTTCATTAACAATGTTGGAGTCTTCAACTTCAATCATTGCAATGTCTAACCCTCCATCAAGAATTACGATGCCTGTTTTAACTGCCTTTTCAATTTCCATGCGCAATTTTTCTTTTGCTCCTCTATCAAGAGGTACATCCGTTTTAACAACTGGAATTTTCAAGTCTGTTCATCCTCCTTCATATTCTTTCTAAACTGCCCCCGCACTCAAGCCGTTAACCGCCGATTGTCTATCCTGAGATTTACCGGACGCAGTTTACAGAGAATATAAAAAAGCACCTGATTAAGGCGCTTTTTTTATTTTTCATTATTTTGCATTCTTTCTAGAAGCCGGAATATACATTCTGCCTTTTTTATATAAGTCATTGGGTATCTGATATGAGTTATAATTTCCCCATCTTGGTTAAACAAAGGAGTTACTTCCTGAGAAACACAGATTCCACTTATTTTGTTATTCCAAATAACTGGGCCTCCGCTAAAACCACCATAGTTAAAAATATTGCCTAGAAAATAATTAAAATCTTCATGGTACATCGCAACTTTCCCAGAGGATAAAATAGGTAAATGATAGTTACCTAAAGCTGGATTAACTCCCCCCAAATTACTGAAAAGTGGATAGCCTATTAAATAGATATCGTCTCCTTCTTTTATTTTTTTATTATTAAAATATACCAAATCTAACGGCTTGTATCCTGCAGATTCTAGATGGCGTGCAAACCCTTTTGTTTCTTCAAAATTCAGCGATATTATCGCTAAATCCATATCATACACTTTTTCCTCATAAACTACGTGCTTCAAGCTGAAATTTTCAATTTCGTCCAACCCAAGACTATTTCTTTTTTCATTGTAATTCATTCCTTTCATGACAGTGTTAAATAATTTTTTAGTCTTATCACTAAAAATTAAATGCCTCACAGTAATTAAGTACGTTTTATTCTCTTTTTTAACAAAGAGAGCTGTACCAGTATCTTGATCATCATCGCTAAAACATCTCAAATATACAACTGACTTCTTTATAGTTTCTAAATTCATTTTATCACCCCTGCTTTATTATCGGTGAAAGAGCATAAGGAAGGAACTATTTGCAAAATTTGTCGAACGATTTACTGGACGCAGTTTACAGAGAATATAAAAAAGCACCTGATTAAGGCGCTTTTTTTATTTTTCATTATTTTGCATTCTTTCTAGAAGCCGGAATATACATTCTGCCTTTTTTATATAAGTCATTGGGTATCTGATATGAGTTATAATTTCCCCATCTTGGTTAAACAAAGGAGTTACTTCCTGAGAAACACAGATTCCACTTATTTTGTTATTCCAAATAACTGGGCCTCCGCTAAAACCACCATAGTTAAAAATATTGCCTAGAAAATAATTAAAATCTTCATGGTACATCGCAACTTTCCCAGAGGATAAAATAGGTAAATGATAGTTACCTAAAGCTGGATTAACTCCCCCCAAATTACTGAAAAGTGGATAGCCTATTAAATAGATATCGTCTCCTTCTTTTATTTTTTTATTATTAAAATATACCAAATCTAACGGCTTGTATCCTGCAGATTCTAGATGGCGTGCAAACCCTTTTGTTTCTTCAAAATTCAGCGATATTATCGCTAAATCCATATCATACACTTTTTCCTCATAAACTACGTGCTTCAAGCTGAAATTTTCAATTTCGTCCAACCCAAGACTATTTCTTTTTTCATTGTAATTCATTCCTTTCATGACAGTGTTAAATAATTTTTTAGTCTTATCACTAAAAATTAAATGCCTCACAGTAATTAAGTACGTTTTATTCTCTTTTTTAACAAAGAGAGCTGTACCAGTATCTTGATCATCATCGCTAAAACATCTCAAATATACAACTGACTTCTTTATAGTTTCTAAATTCATTTTATCACCCCTGCTTTATTATCGGTGAAAGAGCATAAGGAAGGAACTATTTGCAAAATTTGTCGAACGATTTACTGGACGCAGGTTACAGAGAACATAAAAAAAGCACCCTTTTAACTATGGGTGCAATTAACGTTTCTTTTTATAGCCTTCAATATCTTTTCTCAAGAATAGGCGATCTCTGTTTGTTGATTTAATCGGATTTAATGTCTTATGATCAACCAGCTGCTTTAAGTTCTGCCGGCTGCATCCGATAATCTCAATGGCTTCTGATGTCGTTATGACTTCTTTGTCCATGAACTCTCTCAGCTCGTCAACATTCGCAAAAACAAATTTAGTCATTCCGCAGGTTCCTCCATTTAAGGATAATATTAATGATGGTCACTACCAACCATATCAAAGCCAATATCATTGTTATGATATCTAGGGTGCCTAAATTGCTGTAGTCTTTATCCACAAATACGATCACAAACAGAATGAAAAATAAAATTGTTGAGCCATCTACTAATTTTTTCATAAGAATGGGCATGGAATTTTACTGTTACAGTATAACAGTAAAATGTTATAATAAGGCGAGGGGATAAATCCCCTCCATGCTTATCTGCGACGTTTCTTCTTGGCGGGAGAACGTCGTTTTTTGTTTTTGCTTCCCTTCATGTCCTTGATATTCTTGATCATGGTTGTGATTCCGGTAAGAATTGCAACCAGCCAAGCCAAGTCCCGAAGGATAAGCTCAACCATTTCCATGCTCTCTCAACACCTCCTTTCTATACTTTAATTATAACACTTATATTTACCACCGTCAATATGTAATTTGGTTTTATTTTCTTATTTTCACTCCTTATGCTAATCGCTTTTTTAAGATTGATCTTACGCATACTCCGAGAGGAAGCCAAGTATAGTAAGACCGGTCAATGAAACACGATATTACTATTCCCCGATACGGCCGCCGCAGACTAGCTGCTATCCAGGCTCAGAATGCTCCTCTCGTTCGGCTTCATTCCTCAACACCTTTGTTCCGTATCCGGATACGCCATTGATAAGGGTTAGGCGCGTCACCCGTCTTTTGTTGATAAGTTAAGTCTATCGAGATTTCAAACATAAATAGTCCCCCCTTTTCTCCCCCAATTTGTCCCCTGTTTTGTCGGAAATTTGTCGATAAAAAAGCACTCAGATAATTCCGAGTGCTGTAGCAATGCGTAAAATGGCGCGCTGTTTTATTTCATAATAGGTATCTTTCTTCATTCCAAGTTCCATATAAATATGAATGTCTTTCGTTTGGCTGGCTGTTAAGTATTTTTTCTCAATGATCATGCGTTCTTCATCGTCCAGGCTGTTTTCTAACGCCCTTTCCATCTGCTTAACCTTCAGTTCATTTAATATGAAAGAATCTCTGATTGAAGGAAACGGGCTGATGCCAGCGTCAACCGATTCCTTTTTATTCTCAAGCTGTACTTTTAATGCTCGATAATCTTTGAGTTCTTTGATCACGATTTTACGGACTGCCTTCAAATCCACAGGATGAAGGAATGAAAGTTGTTCTGTCACACCCGTCCTCCTTTCCTCTATTTTTCACGTTCCCATTTTTGTATTCGTCGTTCAGTTAAGCAAACCCACACAATGAGAGCAAATGAGTTCAACGTGAAGAGAGCAGCAATAATACAGATAATCATTCCGCGGCCTCCCTACCTAATCTTGTGGGTATCAAATATCATTTGTATAGAAATACTCACTAAATAATTCAGATCGTTAATACTTTCGGCGTGCGCTATTCTTCTAATAGTCGCGATTTCAAAATCATTAAACTCGTAGCTTTTTCTGTCACACTTTGCAATAAGCCGATCTATTTTTCTTTTTAATCGCGCCAGTTCCTTATCCTCACTCACTTCATACCCTCCCGTCCTTTTGGTTTTTTCAAACCACATTCCAACGCATTCAAAATATCTTTCAACTTGCTGTTATCATACGGGCCGTATATTTTATTTTTTATCACTAATACAAACTCACGTTCGGTTTCAATGTATGCAAAATCCCCCAAAAGGTAGTTCCTGACTACCCCCATTTATTTCACCCTTGATAGACGCTGTACGTCCGATATAGTCAGTTGGTGATCAGCTTCACGGACAGCCTCGGCAAATGTTTCAATTCCGGTTTCCCATAAACCATGGCGCTCTATAATCTCAGAAAATTCCTCAACGTCATGCTCACGGATGCCCCAGCTGTCTGGATCAGTAGCGGCACCGTATACCGTTACCCATTTACTTTGATCTTTCGGGTGCGGCTCTTCCCATTCTTCTCGAGTAAAATGGCAAAGCTCATGGTCTACCAGGGCAGCGCGCTGTTCCTCCGGCATCGCCTTCCATGCAGCCTTATTGATAAAAACGAATAGCATGTAATCCGTCATATGACGTTCGAACGCTGTGCATTTCTTCGCCTTCCCTGCCCACTTGCTGTTACCTTCACGGAGATAAAACCCTATTTGTTGTTTAGCGTCTTTTAAATGTGGGTGATGCTCGTCAATTATGCTTTCAGCCAGCTGCCGTACTTCCTTCGATTCCTCAAAACCTACAAATGCCATGTTACTTCCTCCCTTTGGTTTTTATTGATTTATACAAGCCCGCCTTTCAGCAGTTCCCGAGCCATATAATGAAAGTGGTGATAAATGTAATTGCCGGTAGCGTTAGGACTGATAAAAACGGTCGAAAAGCCGTAGCGCACTTCGAATGTTTTCAAGCTGCCCAGCAGCGCTTTCGGTTCATACTTTGAACGGTATTTTCCGTTCAATATTTTTTGATACCCCTCCAGGTCTTCCACCAGAAGAGTGAAAGGATGCCTGGACGCCCGAATCAATTCATTTTCAAAACGGGAGCGGTCTTTTATCGACTGAACCAGCTCGTCCACTCCGTTTTTCCGTTCTATGGCTGCATTCAAATACATGTCCCGGCTGATGCCGTACTCTTCATTTTTTGGAATCATGGCGGAATAGTCGCCTGTTTTCATCCCCTTGAATTTGATTAATGCTTTCTTTTTGCGGAGATACTCAAGCACGTGCTGGTTCTTTTGCTCTCGTGTATCCACAATTAGGACCATGCTGTCCAGAATTTCTTTTAACTCAGTTTCCGAATAGTTATAGTGAATAATTGTCATGCTTTCTTCCCCTTAAAATACGACATGGCCCGATCATAAATTTCTATGGAAAGCTGGTCCGTTTCCTCGCTCTCAAAGTTTGAAACGGATTCTTTTAGCTCCCTCCAGCCGTTCTCCCAAAAGAGAACGAGTAATTTCATCACTTTCATAACTGATTCAAAATCATGATTGAACCAGTCGTCTATTTTTCTATTAATCTCTTGATCAATGCCCATGAAATAATTAATGATTTTATCAATAGTTTGTTTCACATTATGTTCATGATCCGAGTATTCACCTTTCAAATACCGGATAATACGCTTTTTATAAGATTGGACAAACGCCTCAAGCTCCGGATAGACTTTTTCAGGTTTCTCAATATAGAGATCGTTTCCATCAAGAACCAAACGAGAGCCCAATATCTCTAAATCAGAACAAATTTGTTTTGGGTGCAATTTTCTCACCTCTTTTTATCAAAACGGGTTAATGAGTTAACGAAGGTTAATGCATTTTGTATTAAAGCCCTATATATATATATTTATTTTTTATTAATTAATTTTCATGTGAGGGGAACAAACAAAATCATTAACCCTTATTAACCCTAAAAATAATTAAAATCTATAGATAGAGCCTTAACCCCTTGATACTAAAGGATTTATAGTTTTTTTCTATTTATAGAAGTAACCTTTTTGGAGTCACTGTTTACATTTGATTCATTAACCCCTTCGTTAACCCTTTCCGAAAAATTCAAGTGGCTCTGATATTTGTTTAGCCCTATACCATAGAAGAAGACTTTATTTTTCGCTCCGTTTTCCTTCTTAAACCCTCGAATTTCAATTTGTCTATAAAAAGCACGATTTTTGAGTTCAATCTCATCATTTTCATAGCACCAGTTTTTGTAATCCTTATAGAGTTCTTTTGCTTCAATTTTTGCTGAGGGATGAACAACACATCTTTCTGACATATACGGCCCTAATATATCCATATCCTCGCGATATCCTTCCGTGGCTTTCCTTATGTCTTCTGGCTCGGTTAACCCTTCCTTCTGCCACTTCAAGCAGCCTTCCACCGCCCACCGGAGAATGCCAGGCATTTCTACGGCAAGTTTCTGCGGGAGCTTTTTGTCCACTTTTTCTTTCGGAATAGTAACAGTGAATGGTACAAGCCGGATACGGCGCCAGATACCCTCATCGCTTCCTTTTACAATTGGTTTATGGTTTGTCGTAAAGAACACTTTGAATTCTGGGGTAAACTCAAAATACTCCTGACGTAAGAAACGCGCGGACATCTTTTCGCCCCCGGTGATCTGCTTCACCAAAGACTCAGACAGCTGCTGGCCTTCTTCACTCTCAACGGCCGACACAAAGCGCGCCCCGTCGAGCCGGGCAATATCATTGTTGATGCTACTATCATTCTTCTTTTTTATGAATGTGTCACTGTTCGTCTGCCGGCCGTAGTCGCCCAACAGTTGTTGTACGGTATTGATAAACGTTGACTTACCGTTACGGCCATTCCCGAACAGGAAGAACATGACCTGTTCCGTAGTTTCCCCGGTCAATGAATAACCAATTGCTTTCTGCAGAAATTCAATAATTTCATAGTTCGGGTTGCCTTCTTCATCTATGAAAATACTCTCCATGAATGCTTTCCAGTTGGGACAGTCAGCATCCTTTTCATATGCAACCGGTGAAATTTTTGCAAATAGCAAATCACGGTCATGCGGCAGAAGATCGCCGGTTTTTAAATCAATTACGCCATTTTCGCAATTAAACAAGTATTTATGTGAATCAAGCTCCTGCTTTCTCACGGAAACCATTGGCCGTGCGTCGAGGATCGTATTCATTCGAATATTACGGCGCTCGCATTTCTTGGCCCAATCGTTCAATTGCTTTTTCCTATATCCGTCTTCAGTAGCCTGGGCCTCGCCATAAATCGCCCGGAGGGTTTGAGCTGTTATAGCTTCAATCTTTCGCTTGCTGTCCTCCTGCCACATCTTCCCGTTCCATATAAGCCATTCAAGCTCATTACAATAGCGAATATTTTTCCCGTGGTAATATACGATGCGTTCAGCATTGCCAAGCTCCGTTAAGTGAAAAGTCGGCGGTGTATCTATGATTTCCTCAGTGTCTTCTACCTGGGCGGCAGGTGGCTGAGAAAAATAAACTTCATATGGCTTTTCCTGCTGTTCCATCAGGTCGGATATTGTGGGGCCGGTCGAGTAGATGGCTGCAGCAATGGTCATTTCTCCATATGTAGCCCCGTCGGCTGAATGCTGCCGATCCCACTTTTCGCGAAACAAATTTGATTCACGAAACATAGAATCCATTTTTGATGCGTCCTTATCCGTCCAGAATGCCAAGTGATTACATAAAGCCATATCTGTGGAAGAATGGTCGCCATTAACCAGTTGGCCGTTAAACAGGTCCTGAATGCTTTTTCCGTTTTTACTGTTGAACATTCTTTCCCAAATTTCTTTATTTGAAAGGTTACTCATATCGCTTTCTGGTTGTGATCGGGTACTGACCGGTCTTGCTTCTTCCTTCTCAGTCAGATACTTATCAAAGATGGTTTTGATCTCTGCCGATCGTTCCTGAACAGGTCCAACATCAAGGCTGCTTCCGGTGAATGTAAAATAACGGCCATGCCTGTATACTTCCAAGCCCTTATCTATATTTTTTCTCCCTGTGCCCGGCCCGCGTAATGGGAGCTTACCTTTGGCGATAATATGAACGCCCTCGCCACTCGGAGAGTATTCAGTATAACTGCTGATCGTTTGAATAATTTCCTGGGCGAAAGTAGACAGGACACCATCATTTACACAGTGATCTATATCTATCCCAATGAACGGATCATCTTTAGAGAACATGAAGCCGATGCCATCATACTCCTGTTCATTGAAAAACTTCATGATAGTGGCAAAGGTGGACCAGGTTCGCTTATTGCTTGATTGGGCCATACTGCCGTCAATCTGATATGGCACTTTCGTTTTTTTACCGTTACGCTCTTCCGATCGCCATAGAATCCACTGAGGGGCGTTTTTTAGCTCTTGCGGTATATTTTTAAAGTCGTACATGTGTTTAACTCCCCTTTAAAAACGAGGGAGCTATACACTCCCTCAAATGTGTTTCTTGTGATCAAAATGGTACATCTTCGTCGCTCACTGTAAATGAGCCGGTTGCCGGTGCCGGCGCTTCTGACGGCTTGAATGCTTTAACTTCTGGATATTTTTTACCGTTATGCTCTCTTTCTCCGACAACTAAGCGGACCGGTTTATTGAGAAAAGCATTTGCCCATTCAATATGATCCTTAAATTTCATTCCGTTCGGGAAGCCCGCGGCCTTTGATGCTTGATGAAATCTCCACATGGCGTTATCTGTAACAGTGAAATTGTCATATAAAATTTTCTGCCCCTGACATGGCTGCTCAACGTCGGAACGAATTTCATAATCAACAACAAGACGCTGGTTGCCGGATGCGGCTGTTTTTCCTTCAAAGTTGATAACTGTTGCCTCATATTCTCCTGGTTTAATTGGTTCAAATGAATCGCCTTTGCTGTGGTCTACTGTAAACATATTTAATTCCTCCAAATTTTTTATTTGCCGTTCAGTACTGCTACAAGATTTTCAGTAATTTGCTCCACTATATGTGGATTGGTGATGTCTTCATTTCTCAGATCATAAAGCACGCTGTCTATGCCACTGTTTAATCTATCAATCTCTGAAATTAACCAGGGTATGTCTTGACGGGCGTGTGCGATGTATTTTGCGTCATCTTCATTCGTTGTTTGTGCGGTCAATAATCCGCCAATTGTTCCGATATTATTTAATCCGTTGGGTGATTGCTTCCCGATTCGCCACGGCCCTTCCGTTGCCGCATCGGCACGCTGCCGGATTTCCTCAAGCTTCATTTTGATCACCTCCCGCAGCCTTTAATCTCTTAAGGGCAGCTGTCGCCAGTTTGATATTCCATTGTTCAAGCTTCTGATTTGCTTTAATCTGGAACTCCTCAATCATTTGAGCAGCCTTTTCGTTGCCCTCAATCATCATTTTGATGTGAGTAATCAAGCCGACGCGTTCTGTTTCTTCCTCCGCCTTTACGTCAATACCGAGCTCAAGCCACTGATAAAGTTTCCGGCCGACTTCTGGGTTTAGCTTGATTGAAGAGCCTTCAAACATCCGCGTATTGTCTTTTGACGTCTCAGCCATATGATCAATGCCGATAGTGAAATTGAGCATAAACTCATATTCCATTTCATCTTTTTGGACGGGCTTTGTCCCAACCTTACGCGGAGCCATTTTGCCTTTATCATCGGGCTCCACTACATACTCCGTTTTTGTTCTCAATGTCGCCAAGATGTGAACATCATTTTGCGTTAACGTCTTAATTAGCTTGGTTGTTTCCGGCGCAAGCTTGCCCCAGTTTTGAAACGAGTTACCGGACATGCTGCCATGTGTTTCAACTATTCCGCCTTCACCCTGCCAGTTGTGTGAGAGTGAATCAATTACGACAACTTCGGCTCCGGCGTTCTTAATTGTTTCGACTGCCATTTGATATCGTTCTGTCGTATACGGCGGTGTAAAATCAATATGCTTAAAACTACCGATGCGAATTTCATCAAACTGTAAATTAGCGTACAGTTTTGCGCGTCGGTGCTCGGTATCAACGACACCAATCTTTGACCAGATTTCCTCCTCGCTTACCTCTGGATATGCTTCACGCATCATTCCGTAGGCTACCAGCAGGGCGCCGGCTGTTTTACCAGAACCACTCGGACCAATAAAACCCACAATTGCTTTTTCCTTTTGACGCTGCGCGTCTGTTACTTGAAACATCCCTTACACCTCCACTTTGAAGCTGACTGTTTCCGGCTGCACTTCTACGCCCGGGACAGCTTGTCCATTTGAATCAATTACGATCGGTTTACCTTCAAGCTCAGTGACAGCCAATGTCTTCTTAAGGTCACCCCATGACACTGACTCTTTTATAAACTCTTCCATGCCGGCATCCCTCACATGCTGTAGAAGTTTTTCCTTGTCCACTTCTTTAGGCGCTGCTTTTGTTGTCCGGCTTTTTGATTTCCCATAAGGTGTGGAAAGTGTTTTTGCCTTCGGGTCTTCCTGCAGCTGCTTTGTATGATAGACACTAACCAGGTTTTCAAAAAATGAAAGACTGTCAGCTAAAGGCTTAAGCTCTTGCCTTTCCCATTCTTCAATACGTTGCTTTTCTGTGGCTACCAGTGCTTTGATTTCCTTTTCCTGCGACTTAAGTGCAGCTATTTTGCGGAAAGCCCAGTTCAGGCTGTTCATATCAGTAATTTCAAACTGTGGACGGTCCCCCGGTAGTTCGCCGTTATTAATTTCGTTTAGTTCAAAGTCCTGTAATGGATTCATATGAGCCACCTTCCTTATTTGATTTTGTTGAAAGTTCCATTTAAAATGGAATTGCTTTTGTTTTTACGAGTCCACATTGCCGTGTGGGCTTTTTTATTGATCTTCTTCATCGGCATCCTCTTCCCGATCCCGGTCATAATGGAGATACTCTTTTGGATAACCGTAACGGTTTATTTCCGTTATGATTGGATGCTCAAGGTTCATGAACCTGGCCGCCTTATTAGTTCGACGTTTATCCCCCTGTTAAAAAATCGGGTTGCTATTTCATGCAATTGAACAACTTGTATCGGGTGATGCATCCGTTTGAGTTCTTCGCAATGCTGCTTTAGGGTTTCAATCATTTCTAAACAGCCGTCGAAGTCACCATCTTGAAGGGCGTCCGGAATCAAGTCTTGTAGAAGAAATTCCATTGATTTGATTTTTCGTTCTGCATTTTGACGATCTGTTTTCAAAAACTCATTTAAGTTCATGGATTGGCTCCTTTCCTTCCGCATTTAAATAAACAGCACAGTATTCAACCATTTTTCTCCTACAGTAATCGCCGATGAGTGGCCGATTTTTTTTGATCATCATTTGTTCAAATTCAGCGAAGAAGGCCGCGAGGTCAAGCGCCTTTTCTTTCCGCATTCGGCTTCTCTCCTTTCTCCAGGGCTTCTTTCTCAAGCAACCTTGGAACTGATAGTTTCATAAAAATCTCATAAAGCCTGTCTTCTACATGTGCCGGCAGCTCTATCATATCCACCCTCCTCAACCACTTGTATTTCCGTCATTTTTAACACATTTAAATCCAGATTTATTAAAATCGCTATTCTGGAAAGTGTTTTTGTACTCGGCAGATATCTGCCGTTTTCGATATCAGAGAGATAAGTTCTGGACATACCCAGTGCCTTCGCCATTTCTGTCTGTTTCAAGTGTTTTTCTTTTCTTTTGTCCTTAATTAAAGCCCCAAGCTTTTTCCCATCCAGCATGATTATCACCTCCCGTTAAGGTATGTCTAAATTGTATGGTATTCACGACATTTTGTAAAAGTCGAAATTTGACGAAATTCAAGCATTTTAAAGATTCAGAGAGTATTTATCTTGTATTTCCGTCAATTTGCTAAAAAATACTTGTATTTCCGTCTTTTTTAGCATTGTATTTCCGACATTCGGATACTATAATTGTGTCATGCCACAAGACACAGTGGCACAGTGAGGCACTATGTGTTGTAAAGGAGATAGGTGATCATAATGACTGTAGGGCAAAGAATCAAAGCCATTAGGAAGGAACGTAAATTAACCCAAGTGCAACTGGCTGAAAAAGCCAATCTTTCACGTTCATACCTTGCAGATATTGAAAGAGATAGATACAACCCAAGCCTTTCCACATTAGAAGCAGTTGCAGGCGCGTTGGGCATTCAGGTCTCTGCCATTGTTGGCGAGGAAACTCTTATTAAAGAAGAGCAGGCCGAATACAATTCAAAAGAAGAAAAGGACATTGCAAAACGTATGGAGGAAATAAGAAAGGACTTAGAAAAATCGGACGGTCTTAGCTTTTCTGGGGAGCCCATGAGTCAAGAAGCTGTTGAGTCTCTCATGGAAGCGATGGAGCACATAGTTCGTCAAACGCAAAGAATAAATAAAAAGTACACTCCAAAGAAATATAGAAAAGACGATCAAGAATAGGGGGCCTTATACTTTGATAAAAGCAGCTGTGCAAAGACTAATTAAAAAGTATAAAACCAGTAATCCTTATGAGCTTGCATCATACATAAATATAAATGTTATTCCATGGAACTTGCATCATGAAATAATGGGTTTTTATAAGTATGATAAGCGAAATAAATATATCGTTATCAATTCCAACTTAAACCAGGCAGAAAGAACTTTTGTGTGCTCCCATGAATTAGGGCATGCACAGTTACACCCACGGGCAAATACACCATTTATGAAAGAGCGTACTCTTTTCTCAGTTGATAAATATGAGGTTGAGGCAAATACCTTTGCGGTTGAGCTCCTTCTTCCCGATTGGGTAGTAAGCCAATATAAAAATACTGAATTCACCCTTGATGATATAGCTGTCATGAATGGGGTTCCTGCAGAGTTAGCCCACCTAAAAGACCTATCAGAGCTAAAAAATTTTTAGCCCAAAAACAGAACATAAGTTCCCAAAAAGGGAGGATAGATTATCATGAGCTTGATGGATGAAAATACTCAAAAGAATGTCGGGATATACGTTAGGGTTTCAACAGAAGAACAAGCAAAAGAAGGGTACTCAATATCTGCCCAAAAGGAAAAGCTAAAAGCGTATTGCATTTCTCAAGGATGGAATAGTTACAAATTTTATATTGATGAAGGCAAGTCCGCAAAAGACATACATAGGCCGTCGTTGGAGCTGATGCTTAGGCACATAGAACAGGGCATTATTGACACAGTTTTAGTCTACAGGCTCGACCGTCTGACCCGCTCTGTTCGTGACCTCTATTCCCTTTTAGATTACTTTGATAAATATCAGGCAGTCTTTCGTTCTGCTACGGAAGTTTATGACACAGGATCAGCAACAGGCCGGCTATTTATTACATTAGTGGCCGCCATGGCGCAATGGGAGCGAGAGAACTTAGGGGAGCGGGTTAAAATGGGGCAAGTTGAAAAAGCGCGTCAGGGACAATTTAGCGCGCCCGCCCCATTCGGATTCACAAAGGAGGGTGAGAGCCTGGTCAAGAATCCAGAGGAGGGTGAGGTCCTTTTAGATATGATAGATAAGATCAAGAAAGGCTATTCGCTCAGAGAACTGGCTGATTATCTTGACGAATCTGACGCTATTCCGAAAAGAGGGTATAAGTGGCACATAGCTTCTATCCTGGTTATCTTGAAAAACCCGGTATTATATGGCGGATTTCGTTGGGCGGGTGAAATATTAGAGGGTGCATTTGAGGGCTACATATCAAAAAAAGAATTCGAACAGCTCCAAAAAATGTTACACGATCGGCAAAATTTCAAAAGAAGGGAAACCTCATCAATATTTATTTTCCAAGCAAAAATATTATGCCCCAATTGCGGCAGCCGCTTAACGTGCGAGCGCTCCATATATTTTAGGAAAAAAGACAATAAGAACGTAGAAAGTAATCACTATAGATGCCAAGCATGCGCCCTAAACAAAAAACCGGCAATTGGAATAAGTGAGAAAAAATTCGAAAAAGCACTTATAGAATATATGCAGAATGCGAACTTTAAGCGCGAGCCTAAAATACCTCAAGAGAAGCAACAGGACTACGATAAACTCCATCAAAAAATAATTAGTATTGAAAAGCAGAGAAAGAAATATCAAAAAGCCTGGTCCATGGAGCTAATGACTGATCAAGAGTTTGAGCAGCTTATGGCTGAAACAAAAGAGGCACTGCAAAAAGCTTTGGCCAAACTTGAGCAGAATGATTTACACCCCATAGAAAAACCTTTGAATATTGAGCGAGCTAAAGAGCTAGCAAAGATGTTCAGGGAAAACTGGTCTGTCTTAACAGGAGAGGAAAAAAGGCAAACTGTACAAGAGTTAATAAAACATATTGAGTTTGAGAAGAAAGACAATAAAGCCAGGATTTTAGACATTCATTTTTATTAG